TAATTCCAACCCCAACTTGACCAATAGAATCAATAACAAATCTATCATTAGTACCAAGTACAGCGGTCCCTGCTGCTGCTGCATAACTTATTTTGAATCTATCACTGTCAGAATTATCAATACCTATCACATAAGCATCACCTACTATGCTAAATTGCAATCCGGCATCACCAGTCCCTAATTGTTCTATTTCAAATGCTGGCACTACATCTGTATTTGATTCTTGTAGATGGAGGTTTGTTTGTGGAGCAGCCAGCCCCATCCCAATCCTATCATTGGTGGCATCGATTTTGAGTAATCCTGTTTGACCAGTTGAATTGAATTGAAGGTCAGAGGTGCCCATTGTAACGGTTGTATTACTTGTCAATGAACCGCTTCCGGCATATATACCACCTACCGCACCAAATACTTTAAATATCCAATCAAAATTACCTACTGTGTGTCCACCTTCATGATGATAAAATCCAGTATCTTCATCATCGGCCTTCACACTCCAACCATCATCCGGCTCAGTGAAACGCCATACAGCGACACGATCTTCAGCAATTTGACCATCTTTGCCAGCCCAAACACCAGTGGCACCAGTATTAATTAAATACCGGTCTCCTTTATTGCCTAACGCTGGAGGAGTGGCAAGTTTATCTTTAACGGAATCTTGCCATTCAACATTTTGACCACCGATGACTTCCCATTTAGTAATATCGAATGCTCCAGTAATACCATTTTGTGTAGCTTGATAAAGTATCCCCTCGAAGATGGTAACCGTACCAGTATCATATACCTTCGTTGCTTGGTATTCTTTAAACTCAAGTAGCTCGGTATCGTCAACCAAATTGGGAACGGAATCCATAAGGTCCGTCAAAAAAGTGTTCATTACCAACCCTGTAATAGCTTGTACGCCATTAGTGTTGATGTTAGCATCAAGATTAGTTTTCAGTTGTATTTTGCCCAGCAGTGTCATACTCTATTAGTTATATATCGAAATCATTATTATAATCATCATTGTAATCGCCGAGACTGCCGGCCCCTTCTTCGTCATTGACGAGAACAGATTCATTCCTTGTAAAAAATTCCTTATTGAGAACGATCCCTTTTCCTTCTGCATTGATATCAATTTCTTGCCCAAAAGCAAACGTTGTATTAAGATCCACCTCTGGATTATCAGCAAAGATATCAAATATATTTTCAATATCCCCAAAAAATTGTAGGGCAACATCAAAAATGTCTTGTCCTTCTCCTACTGCTATTCTTGCCATTATAGTTTTCGTGTTGCGTTAACGGATATTTCAAATTCTTCATTAACTAATATTTGTTTCACAGCATAGTTATCTTTTATTAACTGAATTTTAATGTCCTGCTTTAATTGAGATTGGCTTATAGGGCCATTCAGATTATTTTCTATGCCAACACCCAAAAGGGGTTGCTCCCGGAAGTGTCCTTTCTCGGCTCGTAAGATATGTTCGATATGCATTTGATCAGACTCAGTGACTTTTAAGTCTCCATTAAAAATAACCAGATCGTCGCTCTCAAATATTATGTCCTTTACCGCTGCCATTAATGTTGAACTTTAGTATCTTCTATGTCGGAAAGCGATGTAAAGGATGAGGATAAGGTTTTTAATGCTGCTCCGCCATCGCTTGGAGCTACGATCCAATTTTGAAAGGCTGTTTGTATCTGCTTCAATAGTTCTGTATTTTTATCTATCTGAGTTATTAACTTATTGATGTTGATAAGCCCTCCGTTCTTCCCATCGTTGAACTTAACGGAATCACAATTTATCAAAATTTCATCAATTTCGGAAACTAAACTTATAAACCCTGCATTCTGATTAATGAAAGTCACCATTACATGGGTGTTCAGCTTAGGCTTAATAAATAATCCCAACTTACTGTTGATAACTGTTTGGAATTTTACAATGAATATCTCCGAATCAGGATCATCAATAGGCGCACATGTGCAAGTCCTTTCAGTTACATTGATAGCTGTTACCAGACATAGCCTTGAATAGAACTCCTCTCGTTCTAAGGAGCGCTTGATTATCTGTTGTATTAGCTCTGCTGGGTTTGCCATTATGCTGCTATTGCTCCCAACCCGACACTTTGGCGTAAGCCTCCGGTAACGGATTCAGTTGTGTTTACTGAATCAACGACATAGGTTCCATCTCTTTCAGGAAACTTTTTATCAATCAATTTAACATTATCGCCATGCTGTATAAAAGGTTCGCCAAACATTTCGAAGGTGCCCTCATATCCTGTAAATTTAAACTTAGGTAATTCATCCTTTACGATACGCTTTAGTTCTGTTTCTGATAAGTTAAAATATGTCAAGGTGCGCTGCTCGCCATCAGGATCCCCCTCCTCAATTTCGATCTTTGTGTTGTTGGGTAGTATCGATATGCCTTTCACCTTAATTTTAACATCTTCTTCCCTTCTGAACTCAAGGTCTGAACTAATGATATCCTCCTGGAATCTTATCTCATGAACCGTAGCAGGGATAAAAGGATAGGCTAATCCTACTTGTAACGTACCGTCACGCACGAAACTAACCAATCCGTAGGTTTTCTTTAGCTCTTCTAATACCTGCGCTATGGAGGCTCGTGTGATACGAAATTGACCTAATTGCGAGTCTGTTATATTGGTTTTAAAAGGAACAGTGGATGGAATGATTGCCTTCAGTAAATCGTCCAGAGATACACTTTTAAAGCTCTTAGTGATGGTTTCCTGCTTCAGGAGCCACATAGCATCTTCGCACTCTATTCGAAGCGGTGAATCCGGCAATATCTTAGATATAAATCCAGTAAAGCGGAGATCCTTATTAGGCTTATACCCCAATCTGATTTCTACTTTATCGCCTCTTTTGAACAAGTTATCAACGCCAGCCGTAATCGTTTCTCCATCCTGCTCGAATTTATTAGGAAGGAGTATGACTGCAGTATCGGTAAATAGTTCCCATGAACTCTCAATAGTAACATCGGTAACGAAACTAAAGACCTTGTCTCCCAGTATGATCTGTGGATTGATACCAAGCATTATCGTAGTTCTAATGGTTGATCAGAGAGCATGGAGATAGTGAAACTCTGTATATTCCGGGATCCTGATTTCTGAGGGAAATTATAATCGGTAATCACCACCTCTTGTATATCAAAGAATTCAAGAAATTCACTTATAATTTTAAGCGTTTCCGGAACCCGGCATACTTCTATCAAGGCAGTCATTTGATCTTCAGGATATACATTCTGTTGCTCACCAACCATAACACCCTCGACTGTAATGACAAAATCTCCATCGCTGGCAAACTCCTTGACAGTGCCCTCTCTACCAGCCACCGCAGTCGTTATTACATTCTTCGTTGCGCTAACCGTCATGATAACAGCATCTAATTGGAAGCCCTCAAATTCAATTATATTGCCATCTAAGTCTGTGAAATTACCTCCGGGAATAAATAGGTTGGTAAATACTGGAGTTCCGAGAGATGAGAACTTGAGAGGATCATCGCTTTTAAATTCAGGCTTCTTGAAAGCTAAAACCTTCAGTTGCTGTATGCCAGTATTGGCCAATATGAAATCAAGAGTAGCCATTATCTACTGATTACTTGTACATCATTTACTGCAGTAAGTAACGCTTTTGTCAGTTCTTCTTTTATTTTAGTAACGCTCTCAGTAATATTTTGAGTATTGAAAACAAGCTTCTCTATAAGACTATCTATATTGATATTAAAGGTTTTCGGTGCGCCTGCTCTTACTTCGGAAAGCCCTGCTCCTATTTTACCACCACCAGCATCAGCAGGAATAGTAGGAGAAACAGGCAACCCTGTTTCAGGGTCAATACCAGCCTTTCTTTGCTTATTTCTTTCTTGGGCAGCCTTGAAAGCAGCGAGAATCTCTGCCTCATTAGCATCAGCTGCAGTTTGTAATCCCAATTTTGCCCTAAGTCTCGCTATATTTTCAGCAGACCTGCCTGCTATTCTATTTAATCCTGGAATCTTAGAAACAAGTTCAAAAAGCTGTTGTATTGGCGCTACCATCGCATCGAGGATGACAATTCCTATTTTCTTAATTCCCTCCCTAATCCCACCATCTGTAAAGGCTGTTTTTATATCTTCCCAATTACGTCTCATGGATTGTATTAAACTAATAATAAGACCAAAGGGCCCCAACAATAACGATGCTGCTGCTCCCCATTCATCCCATTTTCTTATTATTTGCCCCACTACAATAACAAGTGCAGCAATAGCCAGAACAATCAATCCAAATGGGCCTGTCATAAGTGTTATAGCAGCGCCAACGAAAGGGGCAATAGTTATTATCTGACCGAGTATAAGAAGAAGGGGGCCTATGGCTGCTACGATTCCTAATACGACAACAATAGTTTTCTTAACACCCGGGCTTAAATTCTGAAACCTGTCTGCCAACTTAGTGACTATCCCAATAGCCTTAGTTGCGATGGGTAGCAATATAGTACCCAGCTGGACTGCCACATCATTAAGCCGACCTTTGGCTATCCTTAATTGGTTGGCAAAACTACCGGAGGTACGTGCGAAGTCACCAATAGCATTCTTACTTTGTTCCTGTGCTATCTGCAATGTTGCAAACGCCTTCGCCTGTCTATTGCTTTCAAAAGTAAGCCCTTTTTGAGTATTTAATAATACCTTTGCTTTGACATCGGATTCCAATATAGATATACCTAAACTTTTAACTCCTTCCCTTTCTCCTAATAGAGCCTTAGTAAGAGCTGCCGAGGCACCTTCTGCTCCCCCTGAGAAGTTAGTAAAGGAAGCCAAGTCAACGGCCAGCTTATTAACCTC